ACTGGCTCGATAGTCGTCAATTATGGCTCATACCTATTCCAAAAACGCACTGGAAGTGATGCTAATCATATGCCACCTCCGTCATCTCAGGGGATTGTCTTCGCATAAATTCTCTGAAAACATTAAGGAATAAATCTTAAATATATATTTAATTTAAGATTTAAAGATAAAATCTCTATATATAGAAATGATGAGTGCTCCAAACTTCCTCAAAGATATTAAGCAAGAATGCCTCCTCTTCCATATTAACGACGATGGCAAGAAAGAATTTGACCGAAGATGCTTTGGAAAAGGCTATTCTGTGGAACAAGCAGAGGCATTGAAATTGCCAAATCAGACCATCGGAATTATGTACGATATTAAGGAAACTGAATATGTTGTTGTTGACATCGATACTGACACCTACACTCCTGAAGACCTATACAATGACACAGATATTGATTCGTGCTATGTAAAGGGCAACACAAAGGGCTTTCATGTGTGGATGCAAATCAAAGACAAATCAGCCGAGTTTAAAAAGAACAAGGTTGATTGTGGCAGACATTCCACGATTGATTTTCTAGGTGAAAAGGTTTTTGAAAGGTTAGGAAAAGAATGGATTCATGATGACCCATGCTACTTAAATGAAGAGCATATTAAAAAGGCGTTCATCACTGGCACCTTTGAGAAGAGGGTTATTTCAAATAACAAGTCTGCAGTTGTGTCCAATTCTAAACTACTAGAAAACCTTATAAATATCATTGACGTTAAGTATTGTAATAACCGCAACGACTGGGTGAAAATTGTCCTAGCAATCCGTAAAGTTGGGCTGGATTTTGAAATTGCGGATAAATGGTCGCAACTCTCAGGGGGGTATACACAAAATGGAATGGAAACACTATGGAACTCATATACATCAAATGAACTCATTACAGTCGGTGAAGGCACGATTAGATACTATGCGAAGAAGAGCTCCCCTACAGAGTATGCTAAACTGACTATTCCGGAGGGTGAAGAAGCAATCAATATGAAACGTTTGATTAACCTTCGACCGGATAAACGTGAGGAAGATCCAAAAATGGCAATGTTCGATGACTTGAATAAGTCCGTGCAGGCTGAACTTAAAAAACAAAATAAAAACCAAGATGCTCTTGCGGTTCAAGAGGAGCTCAAAATGAAAATTGAATATTTTGAGAAGTTCCATTTCAAAGTGATGGCTCCGGCTTGTTTTGGCCGGTTGGCATATAACTCAATCCATCTAGAAACATCGGCAGAGTTGGAGCATCAATATGACCCAGTAATGATTGGAGACAATTCATTTGTTCGTATGTGGAAAAAATCGCATAATATTCGAACATACGAGAATGTGGACTTCCTACCATACCCAAGAGAATGTAAATCATATACTCTCAACACCTACAACGGCATGAAGGCGACTCGTATTCAAGGAGGTCAAGGTGATTTCTCAATATTTTTGAAACATCTTGATGTGCTTACCGGACACGACGAGAAAGGTACAGAATATTTGATTAACTATTTAGCTCATCTAGTTCAACGGCCGGGCGAGTTGCCTCGTGTTGCATTGGTGTTTCAATCCGAGCAGGGTGTAGGCAAAAACATCTTTTTTGAAAACTTCGCAAAATACCTTCTAGGTAATGAGTATCTACTGGCTACTGCCGATATGGACAAAATTGTGGGGCGGTTTCCAGTCATAAATAATAAACTGATGGTCATTATGGACGAGACAAGCGGTAAGGATTCTTTTTCTAATAGCGACAAAATTAAGAACATCATCACAGCAGAACAGATTGCTTGGGAGCGTAAAGGCGTGGACGCTACAACAATTAACAATTGTGGAAGGTATATGTTCTTTTCTAACAACATGACACCTGTGAAAATTGAGCAGAGTGATAGGCGGTATGTCGTATTCAAATGCTCGACAGATGTTCAAAATAACACTGAATATTTTACTAAGCTAATGTCTACCTTCAAAGATGAAGGGGCTATTAAATCGTTTTATGATTTCCTGTCCTCTACAGACATCAGCAATTGGGACTCAATCAACCATAGGCCCTTGACGAAAGCCTACGCAGACATCAAAGCAGCCAGCACTCCTGCTATGGCGACCTACTTGATGGAGCAGATGAACCTCTACGAGAATGCAGAAGAGACTGAGAAGGCAATGTATACGAAGCAACCGGCTACAGATGTGTTTAACAATTTTAAATCATGGTTGTCTCAGAATGGATTTACCAAGATAGATTATAATTCAACGAAATTTGGGCGTGAGCTGTCTGACTACGACGGTGTAGAGAAAAAACGAGGTGGAAATGGGGTTTCATATACATTTGACTTTGATACTCTAAGCAAATATCTTGAGAAGCGAGGCTGGAGTGTATAGTTGGGCCCTGAGAGTGTATAGTTGAGTCTTAATTTGTGTATGGTTGAGGGTCTTAATTAGGAAACTATACACTAATTTTTTACTTCGTATTTCAAGAATATATGAATGACGTTTCTTACCATTATGGTCTCTTTTTTATTTATTTATTTAATTAATTAATAAATAAAAAGATATAATACTCTTAATAGTGTATAGTTGTGTATAGTTTGAAACAGATTCCCAGCGAGATGAAAAAAATTAATTTATGTAAATCCTATCTGTGAAAAAACCATACACAAGCCTACAACCATACACAACTATACACTATCTCAATTTAACGGCCATTTAAGATATATAACTAATAAGACTTAAAAACATTCACCTACATCTATGTAAGATGGCAACACGCTCAGAAACTAACCGCAAATATTATTTGAAGAAAAAAGCCCTTCGAGAAGAGGCTCCTGATTATGTACCTAAGCCTCAGACTAAACGTATGCTTGCAAAGAATGCCGTTGATAATCTAGAAATTGAAGCGGCAGCCCTTACAGATGAAATTGAACGCATGAAACTCCGCCTACATAATATGAAGAGCCTTATGACATAATTAGAAAATCCTTCGAGGAGTTTTCAATAAGTGGAATTTACCCTTCAATGCGTCTTGATGAACTCTAGAACGAGCATGATTTCCCATCACCTTATTAGCACTACAACGAGCATAATATGTTTCGCATGTTTTACAATAAGCCATTCCATAGTCTCGTGCATTATGAGCAAATCTATAGCTCGGTCCAATTACGGCTCCTCCAGCAGAGCGAACGTCCATAAGTTTCCCATTCACGATTGCTATATATTGATTAGTCTCCCAGTCATACGAGTCAATATCGATATTTGCGATTTTATCCATTTCTATATGAATATTGTCTTAACATTTAAGCCTTTTCATAAAAAGACTTAAACTCCATATAAATATTTAAAATATCATCTATATGTATATGCCGAAAACACCCACATTGGCCAAATTAGGAAAACTTCACTATAAAATTAGTGATGGCACGGTTAAGGTTCGAGCCAAAGCACTCAAAAAAGTAGATAAGCTTGGCTACGATGTTGTAAGCCATAAACGAGGCGTGGCACATTTCAGAAGCAAAGACGAGGCTGACCGACACAATATTGTATCTGTTAAAGGAACTGACCCAACCAACAAAAAAGATTTGATGTCTGACCTTCATCTTGCTATTGGAAATGCGTCTTCAGATACACAGTTTAAAAATCGTAAGAAACAAATCAAGAAGATTTACTCTAGTATTGATGACAAAGAACCCAAAATACTGACAGGCCACTCGTTAGGTGCCAGCGTGATCACTCATACCCTAGCTAAATCCAAAAGTGTCCGCAACAACACAAAATCCGCTCACGCCTTCAACACAGGGATGACTCCAAGCTTTAACAAAGAGCTACAGAAGGACCTCTCGAAACAAGATAAAAAAGATTTAAAATCCAAGCTCGTGCACCACCATGTGAAGGGCGATCCAATCTCTGCTGCGTTGACTATAGGCCCCCAAGTAGGCAGAGTTATAACAACAAAGCAGACGGCAGCGTCTCCGCATGGGTTGGATAATCATTTTCATGACAAGTCGCTTAAGGACAAGCCTGAACCTGTTGCTGAAGAGTCTCCAGCAGAGTAGCGTGTTTATTGGTTTTAATATGTTTAGACTTATCTGCTAAAGATATTTCACAACCACAATCACATACAATTTTAATTTTACGGCGTTCTTTACAGTAAGCAGCAATTTCAGCCTTGTGATTCGCACCATATATTTTTTTACGAACAAGTATAGCAGGACGATTTTTTTCATAACTTACTCTCGCTTTATCAAGATTATCGTGATACCATTTATTTTTATAGGTGCGGATTTTATCACAATTATCTTTGGGATATTGTTTCTGATATTCTTTTTTCTGTTCTTCGGTTCTATGTGCTCGTTTGTTATAAACTCCTTGAAATATATCCATATAGTATTGCTCTCGTATAAGTAATTCTTTTTTACTCTCGCAAGGATAGAGCTCAATTAATTCAATTCGAAATGTATCAGTTCCATAATTCTCAAATAATTTACGACTGGCACAATCGTTTATTAGATTTTTAAAATCCCAAATATGCTTTAACAGGCGAACTCGTAAATCTTGAACCGAGCTTCCAATATACACATCTGTAATGTCAGGGTCATCACTACAGATTTTGTAAATCTTCCCTTTGCTATAGTTAGGCATTCGTTAGTATATATCAAGACAATTGTCTATTTCATTTTTTTGATTAATATCTCAATATAGTGTATATGCTAAAGATTACTGAATTGAAAAATGAAAAACTTAAGGTGTCTAATACCCAAAATAACCTCGACAAACAACTCACTACAGACGACATAAGCCCACTTCCAAATTACTCAGGCTTCTCTACAATGATTGTAGGCAGCAGTGGAAGCGGTAAAACAACACTCCTCTACTCAATTATGACTAAAGGTAAACGCAATGGCGTGCGACAATCCTATAAAAATTTATTCGATTTTATATACATAATAAGCCCGACACTTGGAGGCAAGTCAATGAAGGACGACAAATTCAACACACTACCTGAAGACCAAATCTACCGTGAACTTAATCTAGACGTGCTTACAGAGCTTGAAGAGACGCTTTATAAAAACCGAGAAAACAAACATAATTCAGTGGTTATTCTTGATGACTGCGGAAGCCAACTTAGAAACAACGCAAAGTGCGAAAAAAAATTGGTTCAGATGGTTCAGAACAGGCGCCACGCTTTTACGAGCTACATCACTCTAGTGCAGAAATTCAAAGATTTTCCAACCGGCATAAGAAATAATTGTTCTCATATAGCATTCTTCCGCCCAAAGAACCGACTAGAGTCTGATTCGATTACAAACGAGTTAATGCCTTTTGATGCCAAGAAAAATAAGCAAATTCTAGAGCATGTCTTTGATAATGAGAAAAATAAATTCCCTTTCATTCTAGTGGATATGAGTCTTAAGCAAAGTAATAAGTATTTATTTTACAATGGATTTAATCCGCTATTGATTGAAGATGAGTCTGTTTAAATCTCTCATATATGTATAAGATGCCTTTACAAAAACAGAAGCAAACCGTAATCGTCAATATCGGAGATGTTGCCATCAAGAAGAAACG